ATTACATCTAGCGCAGTACAAGTAGAGCTTAACATCAGTGTATGGACAGCTAACAAACTCGACCGCAACGTGACCGATACGGTGCTTAACTCTAACGGTGCGAGCAAAGGCTCGGGCAAGTTCACCAAGAATCTAATGGCAGGTACGCATCATCGCAAAGAGATAGCCGACTTTGCCGCATCATGCCGTATGTGGCATAACACCCAGACACTACCTTGGGCAGACAGAGGTCCGAGGATTCTACCTATGAGTCTCTTTCTGGACTACAAGCAAGAAGCTAACACCCGCAAGCAAGAGTTCGAAGCGATGGTGGACAACTTCATGCACCAGTACGAGCACTTGAAGCAGATCGCGCGTGCAAACTTAGGCACACTAGACAACGCAGATGACTATCCAAGCGAGGACGAGGTGCGCTCTAAGTTCGGGTTCCGTCTGGTGATTAGTCCTATCCCAGAGTCCAAAGACTTTCGCTTAGATATACCACAGCAAGACTTGGAAGAAGCAATGGAGAACTACGAGCAGGACTTTAATACGCGTATCGCAGACGCAATGCGAGAGCCTTGGAACAAGCTACACAAAATGCTCACGGGTATGTCTGATCGACTCACCGAAATAGATGGACCGGCACAAGAAAAGAAGCGGTGGCATGATGCGTTTATTACTAACGCGCAGAACCTATGCTCTATGCTTACGCACTTAAATATAACAGGCGACCCAGACTTGGAGAAAGCACGCAAGCAACTGGAGCTAACAATGTTAGGTGCGGACATCGACGACATCAAGTACAACCCACAGGCTAGAGAGACGATGAAGACCAAGGTCGATTCGATACTTGAACAGTTTAATTGGTAAACAAGGAGAACAACATGAAGCATAGCGTAACACCAGTACGCCCAACAGCAGAGCACTTAGCACCTTTATCTGTGGGTTATGAAAACTTATTGGGGGAGAAATATATAATCGAGTCCTACTCATCCTCCTCAAAAATTAATCCTGACTTGGAAGAGCTTATTGAAACTCTAGCATACACAAGACCTAAGTGGCTTTTTGTAGGTTGCAAGTTCTTAAGGCACCGAGGCTTTTACAGTTTCAACGTGTTCGAGGGTGAAGAATACCTAGGGTCTATAGGGATCGATAGCCGCAGTAGCGATGTAAAGTATGTTGTAGACAACCCACGTATCGACAAAAAGAAAGAACGTACACTCCGTACGCATAGCCTAACAACCCGAGACCTAAAGAAAGCTAAGAATGCAATCAACAAAAACTTTGGGGTTAAGAATGTAGGGGAACAACTAGCTGAGCTAGATACGCAAGCTAGAGCGGGTTTAGGTTCATTGCGTTCTAGCCGCTACCACGACTACAAACTTGCTTTCAATAGACTGGTACAGCTTATAACCCCTGCTATAGAGAAACAGCCAGAGCTTTTTGCGGCGATGTGTCCAGAGATAGACAGCAAAGTGCTAGAGGATTTCGAGGAGCACAAGCACAAGGCAGACACTACAAAGAGTGTGCACGATGCGCTACGTAATAACCTCGGTATGTTTATTATAACCAGAGGAGGCGAGTACTTAATTAAGAACTTAGCAGATGAGCAAAACCCCACAAAAACATTAACGTCTGAAGCAGTACCTTTCGAGGTCAAGAGGAAGCTAGGCATGCTTAAGCTACTCCCAACAGGCGCTACGCTACAAGGTGTAGGGTATAAAATAGAAAACACTACATTCTTTATCGCGGGTGATTGGTCTGAACCACAGGAGCTTGCATGAAAACTGAACCGAAGATAACAAATCAAAAACCCTGTGAACGATGCAACGCACCTATACGGGCGAACAAAGGCAGCACATTTTGCGTGGCATGCACAGACCACATAAATATGTTTAATTATCTATGGAAGGTAACGGACTATGAAAAACTCAACCAGTAAGCCTAAGCTCGTACATGTTAACGTGCGCATACCAGAAGATACACTAGCGTACTTCAAACAGTTCCCCAACTATACGTGCGCGATGCGCGTGGTTTTAATAGCAGCGGCGAACAAATCAACCTAACATTGTTAGGTGCGGTAGAGCCAGTTACGTCTACTGGCTTTTACTTTGACAAAGTCAAAACCTAGTTATATAGTGAGAAGATTATGGCAGCAACCCCAGAAAAGAAAGTGAAGGACAAAGTAGTGAAGGTGCTCAAAGAGCGAGGTGCGTATTACTTTTTCCCCGCAACTTATGGCATGGGTAGGAGCGGAGTACCCGACATCATCTGCTGTTACCGTAGTAAGTTCATCGGTATAGAGTGTAAGGCAGGGAAAGGTAAGACAACCGCGCTACAAGATCGGGAGCTAGCCGCAATAAAATCAGCAGGAGGTTATGACCTAGTGGTAAACGAAAACAACTTAGATGATGTGGACGAGATATTGAAGACCATCGACAACTATCATCAAGAGGGGGAGACATGCAGCTAATCACTCTAGACTTTGAGACTTACTACGCCAAAGATTATGGGCTGCGTAAATGTACAACCGAAGAATACATACGCCACGAACGCTTTGAAGTTATCGGCGTAAGCGTAAAGGTGGACGATGGAGAAACCGAATGGTTCTCGGGTACTAAGAAAGACACAAAGAAATTTTTGGATAAGTTCGATTGGGATAATGCCGTGGCTATAGCACACAATGCTGCGTTCGACATGGCTATACTCAACTGGCACTTCGACATACGACCCAAGCGGATTGTAGATACCTTATCTATGGCACGGGCGTTACACACCATTGAGGTAGGTGGAAGCCTTAGTGCTTTGGTTACCTACTATAACTTAGGCGCTAAGGGTACCGAGGTACTCAACGCGCTAGACAAGCGGCGTATAGATTTTACTGCGGAAGAGATGGAAGCGTATGCGGGTTACTGTATTAACGACACCGAACTTACGTACAAACTTTTCCTTGTGCTGAGCAAAGGGTTCCCACTCGTTGAGCTTAAGCTAATAGACCTAACCATACGGATGTTCACGGAGCCTTGCATAGTGCTAGACAAGCGCATACTGGCTGACCACTTAGAAGATGTGAAGGCTAAGAAAGCAGAGCTTATGGCGGTGGTTACTCAAGACCGTAGCGAGCTGATGAGCAACCCGAAGTTTGCGGCGCTGTTAGAAGAGCACGGAGTAGTCGCACCTACTAAGATAAGTCTAACTACAAACAAAGAGACCTACGCGTTTGCCAAAAGTGATGAGGGGTTCAAGGCGTTACTGGAGCATGAGAACCCGTACGTGCAAGCATTGGTATCTGCGCGCATGGGCGTTAAGTCTACGATAGAAGAGACACGGACTCAGCGTTTCATAGACATAGCCGATCGAGGTCCACTACCCATACCCTTACGCTACTATGCCGCACATACAGGCAGGTGGGGTGGGGACGACAAGATCAATATGCAGAACCTACCCCGCGGTTCTATTCTTAAGAAAGCATTGCGTGCGCCCGAGGGCTATAGGTTTATTGACTGTGACTTATCGCAGATTGAGGCTCGTATGCTAGCGTGGCTCGCAGGGCAGGATGATTTGGTGCTAGCCTTTGACCGAGGAGATGATGTGTACAAAATCATGGCGTCTTCTATATATGGCAAACCCGAGAGCGAGATAACAAAGGACGAACGCTTCATTGGTAAGACCACGATCTTGGGTTGTGGCTACGGTATGGGAGCTAATAAATTCCGTGCTCAACTTAAGACGTTTGGTGTCGACCTGCCACAAGAAGAGTGCGAGCGCATCATTCACATATACCGCACCACATACTACAGAATACCTGAACTGTGGCGTGCTGCTAGCAAAGCGCTCAAGGGTATGATTGATAACTGTTCCGCACCAATAGGTAGAGAAGGCGTGCTTAGTGTTGAAGGTAGCAACGGCATCAAGCTGCCTAATGGTTTGTACTTAAGGTACCCCAACTTACGTGTAACCCCTGCTGGAAACGGCGATCCGTACGAAGGGATGGTGTACGACACCAAGCGTGGGCGCAGCACTCTAGCTAACAGAATATACGGAGGCAAGGCTATAGAGAACGTATGCCAAGCCTTGGCGAGAATAGTAATAGGTGAGCAGTTACTTCGCGTTGCAAAGACATACAAAGTAGCGATGACCGTGCATGATGCGATAGGCTGTGTAGTGCCAGAAGATGAAGTAGAAGTAGCTATGAAACATGTAGAAGATACGATGAAAGTGCGACCTACATGGGCACCAGATTTACCGCTTGATTGTGAAGGCGGGTTCGGTGTTTCATACGGAGATTGTTAGTTAGTGTGGGGTAGGGTTTAGTTGTTATCCTTACCCGTGTCCCAGTGGGCGGTGGGCATATTCAGAAAAACACCCTCAGTTAACGATCGGTCTCAGGCGTTTAACTTTGTCATAGGAGTTGTCGCCACACCTTAACCGATGCGTTGCCGAGTAAGCCACGAGAAGGTTAGTCGTGCTAAGTGAGTAAGTTGAACTGAATGGGTGGGGATACTTGCTAGCGGAAACACGCACCATAATATAACTAAGGAGAATGACAATGGAAGATAAAGAAGATTGTATTATTAAAGAGATTGAATGGTACAAAGAAGACCCACAGAGGACTGTAAAGAACCTGCAAGATTTCTTGAATGATAAAGCGCATGAGGGTTACTTCTTTGATGCGGTAGAGACGGCATCAAATCCGGCTAGGTTTATTGTGTACATGAAGTTGGAGACCGATGCAGATAGAGCAAAAGCAAAAGCAGAATGGAAAACTACTTACGGTATAACAGGCAAGGGGCACGCTGATGAGTAACAGAGATTCTTTAGATGCAGACTTAGATAGATGGCAAGACGAGCAAGACGAAGACCGTATAGACCCTGCTGATGTCGCGCGCGAACGTGCTGAGTACCTAGCAGACCAAGGGGACTACGATGAGTAACGAAGAAATTAGGGCAATGCTTAAACTATTTGCCCGTCAGCTAGAAATAGCAGCGGAACTTAAGCAATTAAAGAAGGAAAACAAATGAGTGGTAAAGGTAGCAGACGTAGACCAACCCTTATCCCTGCCAAAGACTTCGGGGAGAATTGGGCAAAAATCTTTGAGAAACCAAAACAGACGGAGCAAGAGAATGATAACAGCGCAAATGGCAAAGCCGACCGACCCGATGCCAACGGAGACAGCACTACAGAAACAAACGGGCGGGACGCATTATAAAGGCATGGCGATCCAACCTGCTGAGTACGCAGAGAAGAACGGCTTGTCCCTGTTAGAAGGTAATGTAGTGAAGTACATAACTAGGTGGAAGCTGAAGGGGCAACCCTTGTCTGACTTACAAAAAGCTAAGCACTGCATTGACCTGCTAATTGAGATACATAACGTCAAATGAAAATAACTATAGAAGTAGACGGCGCTGATGCCGAAGAGCTTATGGCTATGCTGCAACGTGCAACCGAAGCGGTGGAAAGATTAGAAGCCATACTTCAGGAGTTCGAAGATGCTGATTGAGTGTAACGCTGCTGACCATGCGTATCTCATAGAAGACGACCCAGTACGTCCTAAGTTGTTTAAAGATAACAGTGTGCGGTTTGATGGTCCGTTTCGTGTGTACGCAGAAATTAACGACGAGACGGGGGAGATAGCCGCAGTTGTTTGCACAATTATCTGTAAGTTTGTCCCACAAGACGAGTACCAGATAAAACTAATTGCGATGGGTAAAACCAAGCAGATAGAAGAGCAGCTAAAAGAACGCGAAGAAATGCACGGGGAGTTGGGTACGGTGCTGTGCCCTTACTCTATATGGTCATATCAAAAAGGGCACGGTAGAAAGTTGATTAACAATCTGCTTGAAGCTGCGCCCATATTGCACCCAGAGGTAGACGCAGTAATAACCATGTCCCCGCACACAGATACGGCGATGCGGTT